TGAACATCCTGTGGCGTGACGATGGGGAAGGAGCGATCGTTGCCGGCGAAGTCCTCGGCGGGGATCTTGTCGCGGTCGGTGCCGCCGCCGACGTTGGGGTCCACCTTGCGCTTGGCGACCCCCTCGTGGCCGGTGAGCGCCTTGGCCACGTCGGCCGGCGTGACCCGGTCGGCGGCGAGGGCGGCGCCGGCTGCCTTCACGATCTCTCCCGCGAGCGCGTCGTCGAGGATCAGCTGGCCCACGTCCTCGGGCTGACCCGAATCGCCGGCGGCCTTGACGAGCTGGAACTTCGAGTTGAAGTTGCTGCCGCGGTCGACCAGCGAGATCTCGCTGATCTTGGTGAGGCCGTCACGGCGACCGCGGATGATGCCGTTCATGGCCTTGCCGGTCGGGTCCGGCACGATGTCCGGGTGGGTGATGCCAACCGAGTAGCAGGTGAGGACGCCCTTGCGGACGAGCTCCTTCGCCACGGGCTCCACGACGAGGGACTTGACCCAGTGGCCGTCGGGCGTGGCCTCCACCTCGAGGCCCTTGCCGGCGGGATCGCGGCGGGCCTGGTGCTGCACCCGCAGGTTGCCGCCGGTGTCGAGCCACTCGTGGATGGCCTTGGCTGACCAGTCCTGGTCGACGATCTGGAGGTCGGAGTCGACGGTGCCGTCGGTGGCCTTGCCGTAGACGATGAGGTCGCCGTCGCTCGTCTCCTCGGTCTTCTCGATGGGGAACGAGAAGTAGGTCAGCTCGCCGTCGGGGGTGAGGGTCGCGGCCACACGGGCTTCCTTTCGTCGGTCAGTCGGTCGTCTTGTTGAGGTGATCGTCGCCGTGATTCAGCTGGAACGAGTGAGCCTCGTCCCACGGCCCGACCACGGTCGGGACCCGACCGACGTACGCGGTCAGCGGCTTGCCCAGGCGCTGGGCGGCCAGGGCGCGGTGGTGGCCGTCGACGACCTTGAGCTTGGGGTCACCGGGGGTGTCGACGAGGATGGCGGGGTGGGTCGGCTCGCCGGCGCGCAGCTTGGCCTCGAAGCGGTCCACGGCGGCGTCCTCGTGGTGCGCGGCCCACCGCGGCTCGTTGCTGAAGTCGATGAGGCTGGTGGGGACGTTGAGGGGCCCCACCCAGGTCGCGTCGTCGACCCACGCGTAGCCCTCGTCGCTGAAGTTTTGGCTCATCAGGGCCGCGACCTCGTCGGCGGTCGCGGCGCGCGTTCCCTCGCTCGCCGGCCGGCTCAGGGCGTTGAGCACGAGCTGCAGGTCAGCCCGGAGCTCGGCGCGAACCGACGGGTTGTCGACGAGGTGCGTCGGGTCCCACCACGCGAGCGCCTCCACCTGGTCCCCGTCGGGGTCATCCGGGTTGGTGACGCGGTCGCGGCCGTCGAAGATCGGCACGTCGGTCTCGTGGTCGACCTCGTAGACGAAGCCTAGCCACCGGCCGCTCTCCGTGCCCCAGCCGGGCACGAAGCGGCCGACCGGAAGGACGCACCCGGTCTCCTCCTGCCACTCGCGGATGGCGGCGCTGCGGGGCTGCTCACCGGGCTCGAGGCAGCCACCGGGGAACTCCCAGGAGCCGGCCGCGGGATCGTCGTCGGTCAGGCCGCGCTGCAGCATGAGCACGCGGCCGGTGTCAGCGGCGCGGACCGCGAGGCCGGCGGCGACGCAGGCTCCCTTGGTCGCGGTGCGGCCCTCCCACCGGTCGCACACGTCGATCAAGTCGATCGAGCCCGACACGAGGTCGCACGAGTGCGTGTCGAGGTGGAACATCACGCAGGTGCCGCAGGATCGAGCGCGGCTCGCCGCTGGCCGGTAGTGAACCGACTCCTTGGACACCTTGACGCGCTTGCCGAGGTCGCCGACGTTGGGCGCGCGGCCGCGGTCGTTCGCGTCGCCCGGCGGCTCGCCTACCGACGACCGACCCGTGCCAACGCCACCTTGTGGCCAGCCACCGGTGCCTGAACTTGGATAGCGTGGAGGCTGAACGTCGACGTCCGTTTGGTGACCATGGGTGAGGGGTACCCGGTCATCGTGACCACCGGAGGGGTGATGCGCTTGAGAGTGATCTGACCCGTCGTAGAAGCCACCCATGTAGCCGTTGGGCGGCTGCGACGGAACCCACCGCGGGGGCTCACCCCCAGCCGTGCTCGACGGCACCCCGCCGGGAACCTCCGTCCCATCACCGAGGTGCCTGACGGGTGACCGGCCGCCACCGCCGGCCGCGGCCTGAGGAACGCGTGAGTCGATCCACGACTCCTGGCCGTTGAGACTGATCACTCGTCGCGTGGCCTTGACGACCCGGATCGCGTCATCGACCTCGAGACCCTCCGCCATGTGCTGGCTGATGCGAGCCAGCGCGTCGGGGTTGACGTTGCGTGGAACCCAGGAACTGACCTGTCGACCCTTCTTCACGTGCCGACTCAGGGCCTCGAGCTCGCTGCTCGCGGCCTTCTCCAGGGCCGCCGCGTCTGCCACCTTGGCGGGCGCGGCGGTCGGCTTCTTGCCGGTCGCGGAGCGGGATGGCGCGTTGCCCGCGCCGGTGGCCGCCGCGTGCCCGGGTGTCTCGACGTGCGGGCTCGGCGTCGGCTGCGTGGGAACGCTGCCCTGGCCGGTGTTCTGGATCTCACCGGTGCCGGCCGCGGTGACCGGCAGCTTGGGCTGGACGCCGGGGAGCGCGAGCTGGCCGGGAGGCGTGGGAGCCGGGCTGCCGGGCGTGGCTCCCGGAACGGTCCCGGGAACGGCGGCGGTCGCCATGCCGAACGGCACGGGGCCGTTCTTGCTGAGGAAGACCGGGCCGCTGGTCTCCGGCAGGCCCCAAGGCTGCAGGTTGAGCTCGTCCCGGGCCTCGTCGACGCTGCGCAGGCCGTTCTCAACCTGCTTGATGAGCAGGTCGGTGAGGAGGGACTGGTCCTCCTCCGCCTCGAGGCCCTCGAAGACGAACTGCATGTCGTCCTGGCCGCAGACGTATTCGAGGATGTTGTTGATGATGTCCGCGATGAACATCAGGGTCGGCTTGGTGGCCTTGCGCTCGCCCACGTTCTCGGCCATCTTGGCCATCTGATGCGACGCGCCTGGCGACATGGAGGTGCTGACCTTGGGTGCGATGCCCAGCTCCATGGGCATGATGTCGAACGCCATGCAGACCTGCGTCATGACGATCTCGTCGAACGCGTCGGCGAGCTGCACGCCGCGCTGCGGCTCGACCTTCGTGCCCGGCGGCAGCACGATGATCTTGTGGTGCCAGGCGGGGTCGCCGGCGAACGCGTTGAGGGCGTCCTGCAGCTCGCGGATCTGGTTGGGGGTCATGTTCTCGTCGCCGGGCGACATGTAGACGGCCGGGACGGTGCCCTCGCGGAAGTAGTCGAGCTGGTAGCCCTGCTTCTGCAGGCCGGACAGCACGGGGATCATGGCGCGCTCGATGGGCGGGAAGCCGTACGGCGTCCACCGCCGGGGCACCATGGGCACGTACAGCAGCTGGTCGCCACGGAACTGCGCGACCTGGCTGCCTCGGAGGCCGCCGTCCTGGATGTCCATGTCCGTCAGCATCTTGATGAAGTCGCTGCGGGGGACGCCGTAGAGGTACTGCTGGTAGGCCGGGGCCGGCGGGGCCGGGAAGCCACCCTGCATGTCGTAGAGCGGTCGGATGGTGGGGCCGCTGATCAGGTTCAGGCTGTCGAGGTCGCTGCCGAGCAGGCCCTTTCCCATGCCGCGGCCGCGCTTCGGTCGCAGGAAGAGCGAGAGCGCGTCGAAGACGAACACCTCCTCGAGGAAGGCGTCGATGAACGTGCTCCAGCTGTAGTAGTCCGGGTCGGGGCGCTTGAAGAACTTCTTGGCCTTGGCGCGGCGCTCACCGAAGTCCTTGAACCAGGCCTTGTCGCCGCGGTTGGCCTTGGCTGCCTCCTGCGTGGGCATGATGTCCCACTCGAGGCCCCGGATCTCCGACTTGCGGAGCTGGATGCAGGCGCGGGCCACGGAGTACAGGTCGGCGAGGGTGCGCAGCGTGCTGAAGCTGGCGAGCTTGAGGCCCTCCGAGCCGGGCGTGCCGACCGGGAGGTTCCAGCCGACGCGGTACTCCTCGCGGCGTGGGTCGGCCCGACCGCTCGCGGGGTCGGGCTCATCGACGGGAACCGGCAGGATCGGGCTGAACGGCCCGAACGCGCCCTGCGTGAAGGTCGCCGGTGGCCGCGGCAGGAAGCCGGCGTAGGCGTTGGCGTAGCCGTGCTGCTCCGCGTAGCTGACCACCGCCGGCGACAGGGAGCCGGTGGAGATCCCCGATCCCTGAGGCGCGGGCGTGGGCCGCGCGCCGCCGGGTGAGTAGCGCGCCGCGCGCAGGATGGATCTAGTCGACGCCACCGGCAACCCCCGCCTCGTTCTCCGCCCAGAGCTCTCGCTGCAGCCGCCGCGCGGCCACCTTCACCTCGTTCTTGAGCGCCTTGGCGCTCGCGTACCCCAGGGCCGCCGCGATCTCCGCCCACGTGGCGCCGCGCTCCTGCGCGTCGTTGATCAGACGCAGCTTGAGCATCAGCTCCTCACGTGGGGTCAACCTCGTCCTCCTCGTCCACGTCCTCCGGGTAGACCACGCGGCTCGCGTCCCAGGACTGCCAGTAGCTGAACTCGACGACGTCCCCATCGCCGTTGAGCTTGCCGGCCGCGAGGCGGGGGCAGGCCGGGGTGCTGGCGCCGGCGTGGATGCCGGCGCAGAAGCGGCAGAGGCCGCCGTCGGCGGCGACCTGCTCGAGCTCCTCGCGGTCCTCGCGGCTCACCGGCAGGCGGGGCTGCCCGGTGAGCAGGCGCTGGGCGCTGCTGACCGCGGCGAGCGCGGCGAGGTCGAGCTGTGACTGCGGCGCGCCGCCGCCGCCCTGCGGCAGGGTCATCAGTAGGCTCCCACGAGCGGCACGAAGCCGGTGTTGGTTCCCACCGTCGTGGGGTTGAAGGACGCAGGCAGCGCGGTCTGGCCGTTGAGGTAGAACGCGCGTCGGTTGCCGGCGTTGGTGACGCCGAGGCCCATGTACGGGGCGTTGGAGTCGTTCGCGCCCAGGGCGTAGGGCACGTTGACGCCGGTGAAGCCACCGAGGATGTAGAGGATGTAGACGAACCGCCCGGTCGCCTGCGCCGGCACGGCGGTGATGCCGCCGCTGGTCCACCCCGCGACGTTCCACAGGTTGTTGTCGTTAGGGGACGCGTGAAGCTGGACGCCCGTGTCGTCGTAGATGCCGAGCTGGTTGGGCACCGTGGACGTCGAGTAGGTGCCGCCGGTGCGGATCGCCGCGACGAGGGTGGAGAGGGCGGTGTTGGCCGGCACCCAGCAGCGCGCGCCGAACACGGTGCCGCTGGCGAGGGCGGAGGAGTTCTGGAAGAGCAGGGGATCGTCGCTGGCGGTCAGCAGCCCGTAGCCGCTCAGGGGGAACGTCGCGCCGCCGGCCGCGGGTGCGGCCCACTTGATGCCGGTGGTCTGCGCCGAGTCGGCGGTGAGAACGTAGGTGTCGGTGCCGACGGCCTCGCGGGTGATGGTGCTCGCCGCGGTGGCGACCAGCAGGTCGCCCTTCGCCGTGGCCGTGGTGTCCTGGATGGCGTTGACGAGACGCGCGTCGTTGCCGGCGGCCACGGTGCCGGCCGTGGTGCCGACGTTGAGGGTCGCCGCCCCGCCGAGGCCGAGGTTGGTGCGTGAGGTGCCCGCGTTGGCGACGTCGCTCAGGTTGTTCGCGGCCTGGAGGGCGCCGGTGATCCGGGTGTCGTTGCCGGCGGCGGCGGTGCCGGCCGTCGTGCCGAGCTGATAGACCTGGTACCAGACCGCGGCGGCGGTCGCGACGCTCTCGGCGACGAAGTAGGCGGCGGTGAGGGTGTTGAGCCAGATGGAGCCGACGGTGTAGCCCTGAGTGCCGTCGTTGCCGGTTCCCGGGTTCGTGACCGCGGTGAGGTTGTTCTTCTGGCTGGTGAACTGCGTGGGTGCGGGCCACGCGCCGTTCGCCTTGGGGCCATAGAACACGGACGGGTTCGTCGTGTCGAGGTAGAAGTCGCCGTTGAAGCCGAGGGAGCTGGCGGGTGCGCCGGTGCCGGACAGCCAGCCGTTGCCCCGCGGGCCGGCGGTGCCGGCCGTGGTGATGGTGACGTTGACCACGCGCGCTCCCTTCTAGGGTTGGGCGACCGTGCGGCCGTAGAAGACGCCGGCGACGAGCGCCGTGGCGTCACTGAGGTTCTGGTCCATCCACAGGGTGTAGTTGGCCCCGTACTCGGTGAGCAGGTTGGTCGCGGTGGGGGTCAGCACGACCTGCAGGGTGGCGGTGCTGCTCGTGACCGTGATGGTGCCGTAGGTGGTGGAGGTGGTGTTGTTGACGGAGAACACCGTGGCGTTGGAGATGGTGTTGCGCACGACGAGCTCGAACACCTTGTTGGTGATGTTGGTGAGGGAGCCGTCGTCGTTGGTGACCTGGTAGCTCTGCGCCCACTGCGAGCCGATGGGTGAGACGGCCTGGAAGAAGTTGGGGAGCGGCGCGGGCTGGGTCACGCGGCCTCCTCGACCGGGGCGCTGCAGTACGGGCACTTGTCGCGGGGCTTGCCGCCGAGCGTCTTGGTGAAGGGACGGTCGCACCGCTCGCACTTGATGACGCCGTAGGCGTCGAGCCAGGAGCCGCCGATGAGGTCCTTGAGGTCGTACATGCCCCAGACGAGGGCGTCCATGCGGTCTGGGGACTCCTTGTCGCCGGGGGCCCACGTGCACATCTCGTCCTCGAGCTGCGGGAACATGCCGACGTGGTGGACGCGGTGCTGCTCGTAGAGGGCGGAGACCGGCTCGGCGCGGGTGTTCTTGCCGCGGCTGGCGCGGACGGACCGGAAGGCGACGTTGTTGTCGATGGTGCGGACGACGGTGCCGATGTAGTCGCCGCCGTTGTTGACCTCGGCGACGATGCGGTCGGCCTCGAACTCGTGGTAGGCGTCGACGGCGCGGGTCATGCACTGCTTGGGGGTGCCGCGCATGGTGTAGTCGGCGAGGACGTAGCCGTGGCCCTCACGGTCGGCGGCGCAGACGACGATGCCGGTGAGGTCGCTGGTCTCGCCCTCGGTGACGGCGGGGTCGACGCCGACGACGACGCGAACGAGGTCGAGGTCCCTGCGGGCCTCGAGGGGGAGGCGGTCGGCCTCGAGCCACTCGCGCTTCCACAGGGCGTTGTCGCGGTTCTCGAGGATCTCGGCGTCGAGCTCCTGCAGGCCGAGCTGCGTGCCGAGCATCGGGGCGATGACGTTGGCCTTGTAGCTGTCGCTGAGGTTCTCGAGGTTGTCGACGGTGCGGCCACGGGTGACGATGACGTTGTCGCGCTGCATTAGGCCGGGCGTCGCGAGGTTGGTGTCGGAGACGCGAAGCAGGGCGACGGGCCGCGGGGTGGTGGCGACGACGATGCGGCTGACGTAGTCGAGCGGCCAGTCGGCGCGGCGCGGGAGGCGGGTGGCGATGGTGAGGTTGGACCACGTGGTGTCGGCCGCGGTGCCCTTGTGGGCGTCGGCCCAGAAGCAGGACTCGTCACCCCAGGCGAAGTGGAACTGGGGGCCGCGGAGCTGCCAGGGCTTCTCCGCCGAGTAGGTGAAGAACTTGCTGCCGTTCTCGAGGTAGAGCTCTCCGAGGGAGCGGTTCCACGCGCCGGTGATCTTGCCGCCGCGGAGCTCGGTCTGCTTGAAGCAGTTGAGCAGCCCCGAGTCACCCTCGATCATGGTGTCGCGGGTGTCGCCGATGGTGCGGGCGACGAGGGCGATGCGGCAACCGGGGTAGCGCCGGGCCTTCTCGGCCATGAGCTCGGCGGCGGTGCGGGACTTGCCCCAGCCGCGGCCGGCGAGGATCAGCCAGACGAACCAGTCGCCCTCGGGCTCGAGCTGGTCGGGGCGGGCGGCCTCGCGCCAGGTTTTCTTGTGGCCGTCCCCGTTGTCGAGGTCGACCTTCTTCTGCTGCAGCTCGCGGAGGCGGCGGAGCTTGTCGAGCTTGACCTCGAGGAGGGTGTCGGCCACGGCACCCTCCTCAATTGTTTACAATTGTGTTTCACCGTGATACGATCGCGTCAGGAATCGAGGAAGGAGACGACTCGTGGACTTCGAGGCCAGTGAGGACGACTTTCAGAGCTGGACGCCGTGCGAGATGTATGGTCACGACTACTCGCTGTGCGACCTGGACGACGGCACGACGGTCTACAGCTGCAGTGAGTGCGGCGAACCCGGCGATTCAGACTAGATCAAGTTGATCTTACGGGCCTCGGCGAGCTCGCGCTCGAGCTTCGCGATCTCCGCGTCGACGCTGTCGACGCTGATGATCTCGGCCTTGGTGGGCGCGTCGAGGCCCAGGAGGCGCGCCCGCCGCTCCTTGATCTTGAGAATGCGGTCGACGATCTCCATGAGGAGGCGCTTGTCCGGAACGGGCAGGCCCTCCTCGTCGACGATGATCCGGCCCTGCTGGACGAGGCGCGGATTGGCCTGCAGCTCCCGCCAGCAGATGGCCTCGAGCTCGTCGTAGCTCTGCAGCTCGAGGGCCCGCGTCTCGTCCGTCGCGAAGCGGACGGCGCGGGCCATCGCGCGCTTGATGCCGGCGGCGGCCCGGTCCTCGCTGGGGCCGTTCTCCCGCTTGCCGCCGTGCCACAGCTCGAGGTGGATCGCGATCTGCTCGAGCGTCCACCCGAGAGCCTTGAGGCGCGCCGCCTCGGCGTCCCGGGTGCGGCCGTAGCTATCCACCGGGCCGATGGGAAGGGGCATCAGGAGGCGCTCGTTCTCGGTGCTCATCCGATCCTCCCTCTGGGTCCAGGTATGCGACGACCCCACCCCCGGGGGACAGGGGTGGGGTCGTCATCTCCTCCGGGCGGTGGAGGTCTCTAGCCGCGCCACCCGCAGACCGGCCACGGGGATCGGCCCCGGGCGGCGAACAGGCGGTTGGCGACGGCGATCTGCTGCTCGCGGCTGGCCAGGTCGGCCCGCGGCGCGTAGGCGCCGCCACCGTTCGCGAGCCACGTGCCGTAGTCGAACTGCAGGCCGCCGTAGAAGCCGTTGCCGGTGTTGATGTGCCAGTTGCCGCCGGACTCACACTGCGCGACGGCGTCCCAGTTCAGGCCGTTGCGCGAGGGCGGCGGGGCGACCGGGGTCGGCGACGCGATGCGTCCCACGGTGACGACCGGCGTCGCGACCCGAACCGAGCGGATCGGCGGGGGCGCCGGGATGGGCGTGCCGCGCGGCGGGATCACGAGCACCCAGCCGACCCCGAGGTTGTCCGGGTCGGGCAGGCCGCGCTGGTTGGCCGCGTAGATCGCGGGCCACGCGGCCGGGTCGCCCAGCTGGTCGCGGGCGATGGAGCTGAGGGTGTCGCCGTCGCGGACGGTGTAGCTGGTGGGATGCGGCGGCGCGTGGTGGACGACCTCCACGCGGTCCGGCAGCTCGACGACGGATGAGAACTGTTCCGGTTCCTGGGTTCCTGCGCTGGCGGTTGAGGCGAGGGTCGCGGTGAGCGCGGCGGTCGCGGTGAGCGCTACGGCGGCTCTGACTGCGGTCTTCCCGAGGGAAGAGGTGGACATCCGGTCTCCTAGGCCGTGGTGTCACCCACGGTCGGTCGCCGCTCTCGCGGTACCGAGCTGGGGCGCTGACCGCAGCCATCGGCAGGCTGTTGAGACAGGTCACCTCTTGGCGATAGTATACCTCGTCACAATCAGCGTTGCCATCAACCGGTGGCTGCGCGGCCTGAACCTATCAACCATTGAAGATCAAGTAAACACCTGAGGTACGAGGAATAACACTTCAGTCGGCGGCGTCGATCTGGCCGGCGACCGCCTCGTGAGCCTTGATCAGCTTCTCGGCGAGGTAGACCCGTACGTGACGCTTGCGGGAGCCGTTGACGCGCTTGCCGACCGGCCGCAGCTTGATCAGGTCGATGAGGCTGCGGACCTGGCCCTCGCTGAGGTTGGGCGGCCCGAGCAGCTCGGCCGCGTCGTACACGGACCAGTACTCCGTGGCGAGGGTGGGAACGACCGGCAGGTCACGCGAGGACCAGCCGCGGCGGGGTGAGGTGGGGTCAGTCACGAGGCGATCCCTACGTCTTGAGTGGCTGAGGCAGGCAGGCCGACGGTGCCGTCTCGCCAGGCGAGGACCCAGTCCTGGGTCACGACCGAGTAATCCATGCGGGCGACGGGGCGGCGCTCGTCACCGTCGGCGCAGGCTGGGTTGACGCACCGGACCTCGCCGCGGCTGGACCAGAACCGCAGGGTGAGGCAGCTACAATAAGGGCAGCGAGCCTCCGACTGGCCGACGTTCCGGGGCAGCCGACGGGGGACGTCCCGCTCCCCGAGGACGACCAGGGAGCGTGAGCACCAGCCACCGAGCTGGTGGGCGGGCTCGAGGAGCCACGAGTCCTGGACGGCCTCGGCGAGGTTGCCGATCGCCCGCAAGGCGAAGATCGTGTTGGCGTCGTCACCGCCGCGGGCGTGCCAGCGCATGCCGGCGAGGTCGCGAAGGTCGTTCTCGAGGTAGCGAGCGAGCGCGTGCAGCTCGAGGACGAGGTGAGCCACCGGGGCGTTCCACGGGGGCTGCGAGTGGTCGATCCGACCGGACCGACCCCGACCACCGAGCCGGCTGACCGCGGTCGCGATGATCGCGGCCAGCCGGGCGTTGAGGTCGACGGCGCTGCTGACCGCGTCGAGCAACCGATCGCGGCCCGTTGATCTTACGGGCTCCGTCATGGTGCGATAGTATCACCGCACTGACCATCGTTCGCTGATCAGAAGTTACCGTTCGATACCTGAAGGCAGGGGATCCCGACCACGTTTCGCCACAGGTCGACGACCTGGTTGCGGTCGTCGAAAGCGGCGATGACGTTGAACCTGGGCTGGATCAGAACGTAGAAGAGGTGCCGCTTCAGGTCGACATCCCTAGCGTAGCGCCACTCGTCGGTGTCGGGTCGCAGGTAGAGGCTGTGCTTCACGACCTCACGGCTCAGCCGACCGTGCAGGTGGGCCGTGATGAAGTCGGTGGTCGCGTCGTGGCAGACGACGTTGCGGCCGGACGCGAACACGAGCTCGTCGCCGACGTCGAGCAGGGCCCGCGCGACGGCGAGCACGGGCTCGTTGGGGAGGTCCTCGTGGACCCGGTCCCAGTCGTAGGGCCCGCGGCCGCCCGGGGCCCGCAGGGCCAGGGTGCCGTCGACGTCGAACAGCCAGGCTCGCCTTCTCGCCACGTGTCTGCTCCGTTTCCTAGATACGACGATGGGGCCGGGTTGACCCGGCCCCACCATCTCTCCGCGCTCACATCCAAGGTGATGAGATTACTGTACCACTGATGTATCGCCTCTACCAGCGACTCGCCCGGCGAAGCAGCCAGAGCCAGAAGCCGAGGCGGTGCCGTCGCCGGCGTCGTCGGCGCACCTCAGCCACGACCTGGCAGCGCGGGAAGCTGCAGCCACCGGCGCACCAAACGGCGCACCTCAGCTCTCCCACGGCCAGCGCCCCGCCTGGCCGGCCTCGAGGGTCAACGGCAGCCCGAACATGGCGTCGGTCAGGCCGCCAAGCTCGTGACGGTTGCTGCCCGGCGTGACCGGCATCATCGTGTTCTTGTAGCCGGCGAGGTTGAACGCGTAGATCGGCACGTTCCGCGGGGCAGCCGAGTCGACGTCACCCACCCCGTAGTTTCCCATCGTCTGACAGTCGGTCAGGATGATGACGCGGCTGTGCTCAGGCCGCAGCGTCTCGCGGACCGCCCTCGCGATCTCGGTGCCGCCGCCGGCGCTCCCCTGGTATCGCTTGAACGTTTCCACCGCCTTGAGCAGGCTCGTGCCTGGCTCGACACCGGTGACGTGGAACTGCGTGTTCGCGAAGCCCCACGCGTCGACGCCGGCCGGGTTCCGGATCTTCAGGGCGAGCCCGAAGAGCGCGGCCGCGGTCGAGTAGTCCATCTTGGAGTTTTCGGACAGCTTGCCCCAGGTCATCGACGCGGAGGTGTCGATGAGCACGAGGGTCCGGCCCGGCAGTACGGGCACGTTCGCCAGGGAGTGGTTCACGGCCTGCTCCAGGGCGTGGCCCCACCGCAGGGACGGGGCCTCGAGGTAGGCGTTGAGGAACCGGAACGGCAGCTGACGGCTCTTCCGGATCTGCTCCGGGTCGGCGAGCCGCGTCAGGAGCGGTCCGATCACCGAGTCCGGGACGCCGGCCTGGTCGAGGCCGCGCAGGTTGCGCAGCAGGGCCATGTAGCCGAGCTTGGGCAGCGCGAGCTGCCAGATCTCGGCGTCGGTGACGGCGCGGCCCTCGCTCGGCTTCTCGCCGAGCCACGACTTGAGCCACTCCCACTGGCCGACCATCGCCCCGTGGATCAGGTCGAGGGCGACCTGGTCGTCCGCGAGGGCGCGGCGCGCGAGGTCGTGCCGCTCGCTGGGGGTCAGGCGCGCCATCGCCCACCGGACCCGGACGTGGGTCAGGGACTCGGGCGGCTCCGCCCCGTCGCGGCCGTGCCGGGCGGTGATCGCCCACCGGAACAGGTCGTCCTGCCAGGTGCGCTCCGCGCCGGGGGTGCGGACGTCGGCGTGGGTCAGCTCGAGGACGTCGCCGAACCGCAGGGCCTTGCCCTCACCGTCGTAGCGCAGGAACGCGGCCTCGTCGTAGAGGCGCGTGACGGCGTCGGCGACGCCGCGCTTGACCGGCTTCGGCAGCTTGACGACGATCGTGCCGTCGGGGCGGGTGACGCCGAACCGGTGCCGCCAGTAGGCGAGGAGCTCGCCCGGCTCATCGGGGCGCTGCAGCACCGACGTGACCAGCTCGCGGTTGCCGTCACCGTGCAGGCCGGCGGTGAGCCGGGCGTGCACGGCCTCCGCGGCGAGCAGGATCGACGCGGTGCGGATGTTGCCCGGGCCGCGCAGCCACGAGAGGAAGACCCGCACCCACGGCCACGTCTCCTCGTTGACGGCGAGCTGGGCCACGAGCTCCCGCAGGCGCTGCACGTTCTCGTCCGCGGTGTCGTAGAAGCCCCTCTCACCAGCGAACCGCGAGACCGCCCGCCTGAAGAGCTCGGACTGCGCGTCGCTCTGGAAGCCGGGCGCGCCCTCGTGGGTGAGCCCGTCCGGGGTCGCGCTGAGCGTCCGCAGCGGGCCGCTCGCGGCCGCGCGCCGCGGTTGGGTCGATGCCTTGTTGAATCCTGCCACGTTCCGGGTTCCTCTCAGCTTGAACGAGAACGAGGCCCCCACCAGCCGTTAAGCTGGTGGGGGCCTCGTGGTGGACGGTCTCAACCGCCTGCCTTGTCGGTTGAGACCGAGTTGCGGGGACGGGATTTGAACCCGTGACCACTGGGTTATGAGCCCAGCGCGCTACCGAACTGCGCCACCCCGCTGCACGTGAGCTGGACCGGGACGAGACCTGAGGTGACGGGCGGCGTCTGTTTGCAACCAATTTGCGAAGTAGCCGCTCGTCCGCGCACCGTCCCGGCCGCTCACGAGATCACCACGAGACCTGGGACGACCTGGGGCGACTCTTCAAATTAGCAGTTTGATATAGCCCCTGGTCTTTGCACCGTGGCGAAGCCTGTGTGTAGTTGTGGGTCGACGCGAGACCAGGTGGCTGGCGGCGTGATCCTCGAAATGCTGCCGATTACACCACGTCCCCGAGGGGACGGCGGGATTCGAACCCGCACCTCAACCTAATCAGGGTTGTGTGAAGTAGTCGCTGGCCGTCGCACCGCGTCGATGAAGTTGTGGGAACCGACTGACCTGGGTTGCCCCGGCCCATAGGCTATGACCGCCGCGTCTGGTCTCACGCTCGGTTCTAGACGTGAGCCACGTTGCATCACCTCGAGACCTGAGCGTCGGTCGGGGTAGCCGCTTGGCCGCTGCGGCGAACGACCGGGGTTGAGACCGGTCGATGGGATTCGAACCCATGATTCTTGTGGAAGTACCCGCTCGACTTCGCACCGAGGTGCCTTGCGTGGCTGCCGATGGACTTGAACCACCGACCCCCGCCTTATCAGGGCGGTGCTCTAACCTGTCTGAGCTAGACAGCCGTACGGTGAGATCCTACCACCGGGAGGGAGTCGAACCCGCTAGGTTGGTCGCGACACCAACCCGTCGTCCGGACGCGGAGTTGAACCGAGCCGGATCTCACCTGAGCGACCTCGCGTAGTCGCCTGCGCCGGAGACGGGGATCGAACCCGCGACCTCTCCCTCGACAGGGGAGCGCTCTTCCATTGAGCTACTCTGGCTTACGTGGTCCTCTGGCCGCTGAGGTACACCCCCTCGAAGTGGAGGTGAGGGGACTCGAACCCCCGACTTCCCACCGTGACTGCCGCTGGACTCGAACCAGCTACCTTCCGAGTTTCAACCGGACGCTCTCCCAGCTTGAGCTAGGCAGCCAAGCACACGGTGAACCATCGCCGATCCATCAGCATCGAACGCGATGTTCGATGCTTTTACCACGGACCAGGGACTCGAGTACTGCCCGTGGTGGGCTGACACCCGTGCGTGCCTTCCCTTGTACCCCACGCCGGGATCGAACCGGCGCCTTCCGCTTGAGGGGCGGAGGTGACTACCACTACACCAGTGGGGCGTGAAACCTCACCGAGACCATTGAGCCTGCCCTCGGTTTTCTTTCTGACTCTTGCTCTGCCAAGTTGAGCTACCCCACGACCGAGGTCGAGGGGACGGGACTTGAACCCGCAACCCAGAGTTCCGCTTGAAGTATCCGAGTGCGTTCGCACCGGTGAGGCTTCGTTGATCGCCGGTTGACGCCTGGTGGCCGGTCGTTCTGACTGCCGGGCTGAACCGGTGATGGTGAAACCGTATCAGACAGCAACGAGCGTTGTCCAGGGTAAATCTCAACAACTTTGCTGTTTACATTCACCGCCCGTGCTGGTAGGGTCGTACCAGGCAGGAACGAGCGAGGGAGTCAGATGGGCAGGGACAAGCCGGCCTTCAAGAAGGCCGACGCGGTCACGAGCGCCAAGGACCGCACGCGGAACGGCGTCATCGTGGAGGTCCTCGGGGCCAACGAGAGGGGCGTGTTCCGCTACAAGGTGGTCTGGCCCGCCGACAGGATGCGCGAGACCGAGGAGCTGGAGACCGACCTGGTGCCGCTCAAGGGAGGCAGCGGCGGTCGTCGCCACGTCACCAACGTCTTCAAGGGCACCGTCCACGGCAAGCTGACCCAGTCGGGTGACGGTACCTTCCTCTTCGACGAGTAGCCCCCGAGCCAGGAACGAGGAACTGAGATGAGCGAGCAGATCAGACGCGGCACCCGCGTCAAGGTCAACGAGAGCAACCGCCTCGAGTCGATGCACGGCAAGCGAGGCACCGTCGTCGCGACCCTGCCCGACGCGACCTACATGGTCTACCTCGACGAGCTCGAGGAGGTCGTCGGCTTCTTCCGGAGCGAGATCGACGTTCGCATCGAGCCGGTCGTCAAGCGGATCCGGACGCGCGACGAGCTGCTGACCCTGAAGGCCGAGCTGGGTGTTGGGAGCGACTGGCACGAGCCGGACAACGAGGGCGTCACGGCGAGCGTCCACGGCGTCAGCTTCGACAACGCCGGCTTCTGGTACCGCGACAACAGCGCCGGCAAGACCTACGAGGAGCTGCACGTCGTGCTCCGCAAGGACGGGGACGAGGTCGCCGTCGTCAACCTCGCGACCCTGTTCGCGTTCGCGACCGGCTACGAGGGGGAGGGGTGAGGCGCGGGGTCGCGGTCCTGGACTGCGGGCGGAAGGCCGTGACGGTCACGTCCGCCGGCGGGATCTACGAGGGCACGTGGTCCGGGGCCTTCTCCCGGGCCAAGGCGCTGGACCTGCTCGTGAGCGCCGGTTGGCGCGAGGCGCCGGGCGAGGACTGGACCGTCTCGCCGGCGGACAACGGCTTCAAGCTCGTGGTCATCCACGACCCGGTGTCCACCGCCGTTCGACGCCGGCGCTGACGCGGAGGGGGCGGTTGAGGTGTTGGCCTCAGCCGCCCCCTCCAGCGCGTCGAGAAGCAGGACGATGATCATCACCGTGAAGGCGAGCAGCATCACCAGCGTCCACACCAGGTAACCCACGCCGCTCCGCTCGTTCCAGTTTCCGCGTTAAGGCTAGGGTACCAGGTCAGCGATGGCAGAGCGGCAGCAGGTTGACGCTGAGCTCGGTGAAGAGGCGGCGACCGAGCTCGCCGTCATCGAGCTCCTCGAGCTGGTCCCACGTCTCGTGGCCGAGCCCTCGGGCGATCGCGTAGGTCGCCGCGGCGTGGGCGCGCTCGGCGGCGTGCCGCCACTCGAGGTGTGAGCGGCTCTCGTCGAAGGCGGCGTCCCACCGGTTCTCGTCGCCGTCGAACGTGAACTCGACCTCGTGGCGCTCGTCGATCACCCGAACCGAGCTGTAGCCGTAGCCGCTCAGGGCCCTCTCGTGGTCGGTGGGAACCTCGGTGAACCGGTAGGGCAGCTGTCGCGGATCTGACGTGGTGGCGCAGACGACGACGAAGGCGACCTCGTTGGATCCGTCCTCCTCAGCCTGGATCGCGACGCAGAGGTAGGGCCAGCCGTGAAGGCGATCGAGCTGCTTGGTCGGCACGACGGCCTCCACGAGCACGTCGTCGGCCTCGTTGAGGGTGAGCCTCGCGGCGCCGACGAGCTGGTCGCGCACGTTTCGGAGCGTGACCCGGCCGTCGGCGGGGAGAGCGACGCCGTTGGCGAGGCGGTCGGTTCGGCGCACGTGCTCGCCGCGGATGGCGACGCCGCGCAGGGTCAGATAGGTATCGGTCACGTCACACCAGCTTCAAGACGATGTCGGCATCGGGGTCGCAGTGGTACGAGGCACAGATCCGGTGGTAGCCGGTGACGATGATCGGCAGCCGGCGGACGTTGCCGCGGAGGCAGAGCACGGGCGAGAGCTTGTGGCCGCCCGAAATGCGGACGAGCTCGGCGGTGACGTGGGGATCCTCGCGGGGAAGCAGTGGAAGGTCAGCTGCCCTGAGCAGGTCGAGGGGGTGACGCCGGTGCGTGTCAACCTGGGTGCGGAGGTTCTCGACGATGACCGCGGCGACGTCGTCATCCATCAGCAGGCTGAGGTACATGAACGCCGCGGTGAGCTCCGTCTCGGGAACCTCGGCTCGCCACCGGGCACGGCGCGCGGTGAGGGGGTCGGGTCGTCGCCTGGCTCCCTTGCTCCCTCGGTCAGCCACGCTTGCGGACTCCCAGCTCGACGAGGTAGATGATGGCCTGTCGCTCGGTCCAGCCGCCCTTCACGAGGGACGTGAGGATCTCGTGCATGGCGATCGCGTCCTGCACGAGCTTGGACGCGACCTCACCGTCGAACTCGCCCAGGTCGGGGGTCGGGTCGTCACTCACCGGGCACCTCGCCCGTGTGTCGGCGGCGTCCCTTGCCACGGTTGGGGTAGGCCGCGAGCACGTCGGGGTTGAACAGGTCGGCCGCGGTGACGTTGAGCAGCTCGCAGGCCCGCACGACGAGGGACTCCGCCGGCAGACAGCCACCGTAGGCCCAGGCGATGTAGTTGCCCTGGTTGAAGTTGTCGACCGGGAGGTCGAGGGCGTTCGCCTCCTCCGTGAACCGGCGAGCGGTGTAGCCGCGCTCGCGAACGAGATCGCGGATGGGCTGCCAGCCCCACTTGGTGCGGTTGGGGTTGGGGGTGCGGTGGCCGCCGCGTCGGGGCGTGAGCTCGGTCTCCACCCAGGCAGCGAACCGGGCGCGCTCAGGGTCACCGTCCAGGTCGGCGAGGCGGCGGACGCCGGCGGCGGTCACGGCGTCGACCTGGGTGAGCTGGAACCGCTCGTAGGTGTCGACCAGGTCTCGCTCCTCGGGGCTGAGGGTGGTGAGCTCGTCGGGGTGGATCCCGAGGGCGAGGCAGGCGTCCTCGGCGTAGACGAGGACCCGTTCGCTGGGGGTGCCGGGCTCGAGCACGAGGTGCCGCACCGCCATGAAGCTGAGAGGGTAGTTGAGCACCCGTCGAGTGGGCGCGGGTAAGGCCTTGACGTCATCCATGTTGAAGACTCTACCAGCGGTACGATGTTGATGACAACCGAGAACGTTCAGCATTGCTGTTTACATCTTAGCCGCGTGGTGATACGGTATCTCCAGGAACGAGGAACCGAGGAGAGGAGCTCCCGATGTCGAAGAGGTCGGAGCGCAAGCGGCTGCTGAGGGTTCGCCGCGAGCTCGCGGCGGCGACCCGCCACCTGAACCGGATCCACCGCCTGACCGACAGCGGCGAGCCGCAGCCGGCGCGGGTCTGGCTCGAGCGGGTCGGCCTGGACGAGGACCTCGCGAGGCGCTTCGCGCCCGTGTTCTCCCGCGGCGTCAAGACGAGCGTGACCGGCGAGACCGAGATCAAGATCCACGCTCACTCGCGGCTCGGCTACAAGAAGGTGCCGGTGAAGAGGTACCGGCGCGACGAGTTCTTCGCGCAGCTCCCCGTCGCCGTCTCCCGGATCAAGGACCCGACCGCGAAGCGTGAGTTCGCCCGCGTCGCGGCGATCTACTAGATATAAGGAGCGACGAGCCGTGAGGATCTTCCACGTCGACCGCAGGCTCAGCCGGAGCGACTACGGTTGGACCCGGGGCGCGATCGTCATCGCCCTGAACGAGACCGCGGCCAGGCACCTGGTCGACGGCCTCTCGATGTCCAAGCAGTTCAACGACCCGACGGACCTGTGGCTGTCCCCGGAGCACTCCACCGCGCGTGAGCTGGGGGTCGCCCACGGCACCGAGGAGGAGATCGTGCTGACCGACGAGGAAGAGGGGTAGAGCCGTGCCGTGGTGCGGACGGTGCCAGCGGGTCATCCAAAACGGGTGCTGCTGTGGGTGTGGCTGCCGGCTCGCGAGCCCGGACTGGTTCGCGAGCCTCGACGCAGGTACTGTAACAGTTGATGAACTGAGCGAGGGGAGCGAGGGTGGGAAGCGACGCGCACGGTGACCTCGTGTACGGGGTGCCGCTCGGCGGCAGCGACGAGGGTTGGCTCCTGACGGGGCCCAAGGATAAGTGGGGTGACGTCAGCCTCGAGCCGGAGCACCTCCCGTGGCTGACGCCGGAGCAGGCCGAAGGCTGGGACCACTTCAGCTACAGCGAGGTGCTCGAGCTCGGGCTCAGGCACCTCGACACGGTGATGTTCAGCCTCACCGATCAGCCGCTCAGCGCCGGCCTCGAGGTGCACCAGCACGGCTACGAGCTCAGGTCGTTCGCGCTCGCGCTCAAGAAGCCGCAGTTCGGGGCCTCGTGGGGTGACGCGACCGACGTCGACTGGCTCGCGCTGAGCGAGGTGGCCGGTGACACGCGGATCACGGTTCAGTTCCGCCGAGTTCTTCAGGAGCTCAACCTCGAGCCCGTGAACCCTCAGCCACGGTGGTTCCTGACCGCCCACTACTTCTAGGGGTCAACGTGCAGACCTTCCTGCCCGACCCCGACTTCGCGACGTCCGCCGGCGTCCTCGACCGGCAGCGCCTCGGCAAGCAGCGCGTCGAGACGCTGCAGATCATGACGGCCCTGCTGACCGGCACGGGCTGGGTCAACCACCCCGCCACCAAGATGTGGCGCGGCCACGAGGTGAAGCTGCTCCACTACCAGGCGGCGATCTGCGACGAGTGGGAGAACCGCGGCTACCAGGACACGTGCTGGGTCAAGACGCTCAGCCTGGCTTTCAAGCACGGCATCAAGCCCCTGCAGGTGACCGTCGACCCGTCGTGGCTCGGCGACGAGGCGTTCCACCTCAGCCACCGCTCCAACCTGTTTCGCAAGAACCCAGCACATTACGGCGCGTTCTGGCCGGACGTCCCGGCCGACCTGCCGTACGTGTGGCCCGTGAGAGAGGACTGAGGTGCCTGGTCACCGACACCACGCCGTCCGCTACGGCGAGCTTCCCGAGTGGAACCGCCTCGCCAGCCGGGTGAAGACCGGCTACGAGATCCAGGTGGAGCCGCCCGACGGCGAGTGGCGTCGGGTCAGACGCAAGCAGCGTGACAGCGAGAACGGGGTCGTCCTCTTCACGTTCGAGGACGGCACCCAGCTCCGCGTCGCGGTCACGACCAAGATCAAGGCGCGGCGCACGCCGCTCCCCACCGAGGAAGGAACCGAGGAACAGTGAAGCTGACTCACCGGCAGAAGCTGCTGGGCACCCTGGCGGCCGTGGGCCTGCTGCCCATCGCCCTGATGGGTGACGCCTGCTCCAACAACTCCCAGAGCCAGGCCCAGCAGATCACCGAGCAGTACTCGCAGCACTCGCAGAGCGCGGTGCCTTACCCGCTGACGCAGATGGACGCCGGCGGCTGGACGGAGCGCACCCTCCTGAAGGAGCACCTGCTCCGCCAGAACGACCCCAACGCGATCCACTACGTCTACTGGATCGTCCCGATGACCGGCGCCCTGGTCGCGCAGTGGACCGTCAAGGGCATGGTCTTCTCGCCGAACAGCCAGCTGACCAACACGCAGTCCATCACGTGGTCGAGCAACGGCGGCAGCGGCGTCGTCGACGCGCCCGGCGACAACGGCACGTGGGGCCCCGAGCCGTTCTGCTACGACTTCTTCACCACGTCGGGCAACGAGATCCGGCTGCCCTGCAACGGCCTGTCGGCCGTCGAGTCCGACACGCCGATGACCTTCTCTACCCAGCCCGTGATCACCTACGACGCGAGCCAGAAGTCGCCGCTCGACAAGGGCGGCCTGTCCAAGATCGGAGGCAAGTGATGGACGACTTCGCGGACCGGCACCCCGTCGCCTACATCCTGACGGTGATCTTCTCCGTCATCCTCGTCCTGTTCGTGATCGCCGCGTTCATCATGGGGCTGAGGACCAACTTCAGCTATTGGTGGGGCCAGCAGCAGGCGACCCAGGACAAGAACTCCGCGGGGAACTTCGAGGCCGCCCAGCGGCAGTTCCTGCAGGACAAGAACGACGTCGACGGCTACGTGCAGAAGATCACCGCCGCGAGGCAGCAGCTCGCCGACTTCGACAAGGCCCACCCGAGCCTCGCGAGCGAGGACGGCCTCGCGGGCTTGACCGACGCGCAGCAGCGGCAGAGCCTGGCGACCAACCTGACCGGCCTGCAGCAGCAGTGCGTGAACGTGGTCAACGACTACAACACGAGCGCGAGGGCGTACCTGACCGCGGACTGGCGGGACGCGAACCTCCCGGAGCGGCTCGATCCCAACTCCTGCTCCTGAGGCGGCGACATGAGCATCATCCGCTGGTGCACCAGAACGATCGCTCGACAGGCGGCGAGGATCCGCGAGGAGCGAGCCCACAACCGACACCTCGTTCAGACGAACGAGAGGTTGGTCAAGCAGAACGACACGCTGCGGCTGAGGTTGATCGACCTCGACGTCGATCCGGTCAAGGTTCTCGACGAGGAAACCGACGGCGAGGGCTGAGCTAGAGCGAGGGGCGGAACCGAGAGGTTCCGCCCCTCGCTGTCTGTCTGCAACTTGATGTGGTATTGTAAACCCCAGTTGCCGTGGAACCAGGAAGGAAGTCGAACCGTGAGCGAGACCACGAGGCCGGCGGGGACGACGCCGTTCTACCTCGCCGCATTGGCCGGCATGGCCGTGTCCCTGAACACCAGCTGGAACTTCTTCGGGGACGTGCTGGGCGTCACCGACGTCGACCGCTACACCATGTTCTTCGTGCTGGAGCTCGCCCAGGTCGCCTGCGCCTGGGGCATGCGCGCGTCGATCCGCCGGCACGTCGACGGCGACCACCGGCCGTCACCGGGCCCGGCGCGCTGGGTCGCCTGGGCCCTCTGCGCCGTCTCCGCCTACATGGCGTGGAGCCTCAGCGGCTTCTGGGTCGGCGTCGCCCGGGTGCTGATCGGCCCCCTGCTCAGCCTGATCATGCTTCACCTCGCGCTGGGCATCGAGATCCGCGGCCTTCAGGTGGGCAACGACACCACCCTCGCCCGGGTCGGCCGGGAGCTGCGGGAGCGGCTCCTCTCCCTGCTCGGGCTCGGTGACGAGGAGCGGGACGCCAAGACGATGTCACGGCTCCGCGCGGAGCGCCGCGCCTTCAAGATCCGCATGACCGCGAGCGGCAAGCGTCGGCACCGGCGCCGCTTCGTGCAGCAGATCGCGCGGGCCGGCGTGGCGAACGACCCGGAGGCCCTCGAGCGCTTCAACACCGGGATGATGCTGGCCGCGAACGTGAACAAGCTGTGGGACCAGGAGCGGCCGCTGCCACCCGAGCTGACGGGTGCCACGGACGACGTGCCAGGTGTCATCGACGCCGAGGTCGTGCCAGATGCCACCACCGAGGTGGCACCAGACAGTGACAGTGACAGTGACAGTGACAGTGACAGTGACAGTGACACCGAGGTGGCACCTGACACCAAGAGCGTGACACCCAAGGCGGTGCCGCTGACATCCCTCAGCGCCCGGACCCAGGCGGAGGTTGACACCATCCTCGACCTGATGAGCGAGAAGGGTCTGGACGCGGTCACGATCGAGTACATCATGGAGCACGTTGGCCTGAAGTTCTCCACGGCGGCGCGGCGGCGGCGGGTCGCGGTGGCGCTCTTCGAGGCTCGACAGGTGTCGTGACACCCGACACCTGACCTGCCACTGCCACCGGTGCCACGTGCCGGTGGCAGTGGCACGTCTGGCACGCGACCCACGTCACGTCCTCATTCATCAGTTGATGTGATACAGTGATACCACCGAGGAGGTGATGACGGTGAGCGAGAGGCTCGAGAGCGACGAGGAGCAGGTGTTCGCGTCGGCGGCACCGGTGCCTGAGGAAGGCCTGGTGAGCGGGTCGGAGACGCCGGAGAAGGAGACCGACCAGGCCTCCAAGGAGGAGGCCCCCAAGGTCCCGACCGGGGGCAAGGCCCGCCAGGCCGCGGGGCGACCGACGTGGCACCTGTCCCTGACCCTGGGCCTGGTGATCGCCCTAGCCGGCGGGGTGCTCCTGTGGATGCAGTCGCCGGCGCTGGCGCTGCTCGTTGGCGGCGCCCTGGTCGTGCTGGTGGGGCTCGCCCTCGCCCTGTGGCACCTCTTCGGGTCCGATGCCACCGGCCGTCGAGCTGCCAACCGCCGTGCCAACGACGTGGCAGCCCGTGCCACCGGGAACCGTGGCAGTGACACCTCACGGCGGCAGGCAGCTGGCAGTGACACCCGCCGAGGTGCCACCTCGCGTGACACCGGTGGCACCTCACGTGCCACCCGTGCCAACCGCCGTGGCACGCGAGACGGTGACACCGATCCGCGAGGTGCCACTCGCCGCCGGCGACGTGGCACCGATGACACCCGTGACCCGGCACCGCGTGGCAGGCGACGGGATCGTGCCACCGAGCCCCGTGGCACGGGTGGCACGCCGCGTGACCGAGGCGGTCAGCCACGGCAGCCGCGTGCCACGCCGCCCGGCGGCGGGCGACCGCAGCAGCCGCGCGGCGTCAAGGACCCGACCGGTGGCCGGCAGCCGGCACCGAACGCGGAGCGAAACCCGTACCGCAACCGAAACCGCAACCCGTACTGGAACCGCGACCGTGACCGACCCGGCTTCTGGCGTGAGCGCACCTGCGTCAATGGCGGCCGCCCACCGATCACCAAGGTGCCGAAGGCTGAGGACGCCGCGGCCGACGAGGGAAAGAGGCCGGTGAGGTTGAAGCCACTTCGCTGGCGAAGCCGTCGAGGGAAGCTGCCGGTCCCGCAGGAGCCGAGGCCGGCTCGAGCCAAGGTGACCAAGCCGCCGCGGGAGCCGAGGCGTCCCAACGAGACCAGCGTGGAGTGGCCGAACGTGGATCAGGACCACTACGAGCCGGTGATCGCGAGCAAGCTGCCGCGCATCACCCACGCGAGGCGAGCGGTCAAGCTGCCGCCCATCTACCACCGCAAGGGTGAGCCCCAGTGGCCCACCGACGACGAGGACCAGCGGGGACCCACCGTCCCCCCGCAGCGAGACAGGAGAGGCACCGTGGTAACCCCTGATCAGATGACCCGGGCCGACTGGGAGGCCCACTGCAGCCGGGCGGCCAACCTGGCTACCAAGGCGGCTCAGGCGAAGGACGAGCTGGCCACGAGGGCCCTCCAGGAGGCTCAGCTCCTGGACGGCATGGATGACCCGGAGATGCGGGAGGCGCAGGCCAACCACCTCCACGCGGCCTCCCGGGCGGCCCTCGACGGCGAGGTTCGCCGTCACAAGGCCGCGATCTGGAGCTCCCTGGGCCAGAATCCCGTGTAGGATTGAGGCGAGCGGCATCTCGACCCCCGACCGGAATGGTCGGGGGTCGAGGTCGCTCTACGGAAAGAGGAAAAAAGATGACCACGATTCCCCACAAGGTGTTCCTTCCCGCGGTGGGTGCCCTGCTGACCCTCTCACTGGGCATCACCCTGATCCTGTCCGAACTACCGTCGTGGCTCACGGTTCTGATCACGATCGCCGCGACGGGCGTCACGGTTCTGATTTCGGAGCAGCTCGTGCTCAGCGCGTGGTGCCTCGCGGACCTGACCGTGGACGGCAAGGGGATCGCGGTTCGTCTGGTGGCGCTCGCGGTGGTGAGCGACGGCTCGCTCGCGGTGTTTCTCGAGGTAGCGGGCCTGAGCGCGCTGCCTCTCGCCCTGCTCGGTCAGCTCGCGCTGGCCGTCTCTCAGGTCCTCGTGGCCGTGGTCGCTGACGCGTACCTGTTCCGGATGCGGCCCCGGCTGAGGCGCGTGGCCTGGGAGAGGCAGCAGCACGCCGCGAGGCAGCGACAGCAGCAAGTTGAGGTGAGGAAGGGTCGGGAGAGGGCCGACGCGCTCGTGAGGGCCGACCCCGCGACGGTGACCACCACCGAGAGCCACGACGTTCGGATCATGCGAGAGGCCCTCAAGCGCGTCAAGCTCGACTGGGTTGAGATCCGGGGTGAGCCCACGCGCCTGAGCGATGACCGCGGGCTCTTCGGCATTCGCTTTGAGGTTCAAATCACCTCAACGGCGATGCTGAACAAGAACCAGCGCACGCTTTCCGTGGACAGCGCGGAGCCGATCGCGGTGGCTCTCTCGGAGCTCCTGAACCAGCGGCTGCACCGGAAGTGGGTGGCCATTCAGCGCCTCGAGCACGCCGGCGGCTACACGATCACGGTGACCACGCAGGACGTCATGAAGCGGGTCTACCAGTTTCAGGACACGCTCGAGTGGGGGGACATCGAGGTTCCAGCTCGGGTGGGCTTTGGGTTGGATGCGCGGCCCATTTACCTAAAGCTTCGGCAGCACGGCCAGTTCCTGGGAAAGACCCGAGCCGGCAAGTCCTCGCTGATCAACTGCACGATCGCCTACGGCACCCGCTGCCGCAACGTCGTGTATTGGATCTGCGGCGTGAAGAAGCTGTACGACATCCTCGCCGGCTGGCTCGAGATCTACCTCGACACCGAGTTCGACATGCCCTTCGACTGGGTCATGGCGGGCCCGGCGGACACCGCGGAGATGCTGGCCGCCCTGGAGCGCGTGTCGCGGTACCGCCAGTCCCTACGCAACCACGAGCGGCAGAACCTGCCGGACATCATCCTCGTCCTGGATGAGGCCAGCTACGCCCTGCGCGACACCTCGGTGACGGGCGAGGTGGACGGCCTCGACCTGACCATGTCGGCCCTGTGCGGCATGATCACCCAGGGCGCGGGGTCGGCGAACTGCTGGCTGCACTACGCCACGCAGCGCGACACCAACGACCAGCTCGGCAGCGTCGGCGGCGACATCCAGGCGCAGGTCGGGTTCACGGCCATGTTCGGCACGCAGGACAACCTCTCGCTCGGTCGGCAGCTCGGTGACTTCAAGCTGCCGCCGCCCACCCACAAGGGCGAGTACTACCTGAAGAACGACGACGCGGAGGAGACCTACCCGGTCCTGGTGAAGTCGGAGTACATCCAGGAGGATGACCCCAGCAAGCCCGTCCTGCACGACGGGCTCAAGCTCAGCGAGGTGTCTTGGTCGCGGCGGAACTTCAAGACCCGCCTCGACGAGGGGTCGCAGCGCGCCGCCGGCGAGGTGTACCTGCGGCGGCCGACCCGGGTCACGGAGCGGTTCATCGACTACCTGCGAAACCCGCGGGGCGTCTCGATGCCCCTCAGCGGCCTCAGCTACGGGGCCGGGACGGCCACCGAGGTCGACCCGGACGAGGCCGCGAGGGACCTCGCGAGGCACCAGGGGCTCGACTTCGATGACCTGCCGCCGGCGCAGAGGGAGGCCTACCGGGAGGTCGCGCGGGAGCTCCACGAGGACGTTCCGGCGCCGTCGGACGAGCCCAGCGCGCCGGTCAGTGGCAACCTCACGGAGCAGGTCACGTGGGTCCTGCGCCGCGCCGGCCGCCCCCTGGCGATGCGGGACCTCCTCGACGCGATGCGGACCGCTGGGCTGGAGGTCCGCAGCGAGGGGTCGGTGCGCAACCTGCTCGGGAAGCTCGTGGAGGACGGGGTCCTCACCCGAGGCGCGGACCGCCTCTACGAGCTTCCCGACGGTAACTGAGAGCACACGGTGCATGTGTCATATGCACCCGACAGGTACCCCCTGACCGGGGCATGCAGGGGGCTCAGGGGGTGCGTGTCATATGTCATATGACACATGACAGCTACCGAGAGTAACATCACACCGAGCTAGG